CTTGCGGACGCGATCAAGAACTACACGGAGAGCTTCGAGACGTCCTTCGTCGAGAACATACCCCGCTTCATCAGGCAGGCGGAGGAGCGGATTGTCCGTTCCGTGATGATCCCTGAGTTGCGCCGCAACGCTACGACGACCCTCACACCGAACAACCCCTACCTCCAGCGCCCCACGGACTTCCTGTCCGTCTTCTCGCTTGCTGTCATCGACGCCAGCAACTCCTACACCTACCTCATTGACAAGGACGTGAACTTCCTCCGTGAGGCCTACCCGCAGCAATCCTCCGCTGGCGTGCCGAAGTACTACGCCCAGTTCGATGGCGACGGGAACGTGTCCGCCCACGGCAACTTCATCCTCGCCCCCACTCCCAGTGACGGCTTCACGGTCGAGCTTCACTACTACTATGACCCGCCGTCGATTGTGCAGTCTTCCATCTCTGGCCTTGGGGCCATTGCTGGTGGTAGCGGCTACGTCGACGGGCGGTACTGGGATATCCCCCTCACAGGAGGCTCTGGGACGGGCGCTCGCGCCAACATCACCGTTTCTGGTGGCAGCGTGACCGCCGTGACGATCTCCGATCCCGGCGCCCTCTACGTCGCTGGAGACGTGCTTGCGGCCAACAACGTTACGCTTGGCGGCGGTTCTCTCTTCTCGGTACCCGTCAACGCCGTACTCAACGCTGATGGCACCTCTTGGTTTGGTGAGAATGCGGAGACGGTACTGCTCTACGGGTGCCTCATCGAGGCCTACACCTACCTGAAGGGCGACGCCGACATTCTGCAACTGTACACAACTCGGTACAACGAGGCGATGTCTAACCTCTTCGGCATCGACATCAGGTCCAAGCGCGATGACTACCGTGACGGAACCTACAAGGTTGGGAGCCCGTCATGATGCTTGGTTCCCCCATGGCGAAGGTGTTCGCGTCGTCCAATGGCGGACATTCACCCGACACCATCGCTGAGATGTGCGTCGACAAGATCATCAGCGTCTCCGATACGGCCCCGCCGGAAGTTCAGCAGCAGGCCCGCGCTTTCCGAGCGCAAATGTTGAACGTCGTGCGGTATTACATTACAATGGCGGTCAGTGAGGATCGTCACACTGTGAGCAACACGGTCCGCGAGGCAGGGTTCCCCGATCTCGCCGAGCAGTTAAGGAGAATCTGATGGCGTTCACCGGGAACTACATGTGCACGTCCTTCAAGCAGGAACTTCTGCTTGCCGTGCATGACTTCCGCAGCGGCGGAGACACCTTCAAGTTGGCGCTCTACGACAACAGCGCCTCCTTCACAGCCGCGACGACCACCTACACCGCGACGAACGAAGTTCCCAACACGGGAACCTATGTTGCCGGTGGTGGCGCGCTGACGAATGGCGACCCTGCCACGTCTGGCACCACGGCGTTCTGTGACTTCGGAGACCTGTCGTTCACCTCAGCGACGATCACCGCATACGGAGCACTCATCTACAACACCACGCCCTCGGCGAATGGTATCGGCGGTCCTCTGACCAACCCGGCTGTTTGTGTGCTCGACTTCGGCGGCGCCAAGATTTCCACGACCGGCACGTTCACCATCATCTTCCCGGTGGCTGACGCAAGCAACGCGATCATCCGCATCGCGTGAGGAGAAGAAGTGGTTGTTCTCGCCAACAGAGTGAAGGTTGAGACGGCGACGACTGGTACAGGGACAATCACCCTTGGACCGGCGGTCACTGGCTTCCAGAACTTCGCGAGTGGCGGGATCAGCAATGGCGATGAGGTCCGCTACACAATCGAGGCTGGCAACGACTGGGAGATCGGGACTGGCGTCTACTCCTCGAGCGGCCCCACAATGACGCGGTCGGTCATTGAGAGTTCGCTTGGCGGCTCCCCGCTCAATCTTGGCGGCGGCTCGATTGTCTACCTGACAGCAGCCGCACAAGACGTCACCACACCGGCGCAGGCGACGAACATCGCCTTGGCCCTCGTCATAGCTCTGGGGTGATCCATGGCGAACACCTTCAAGAACTACACGACCAAGAACATCGGCACCGGCGGTTCTGATGTCTACACCGTGCCTGCCGCTACGAAGTCCATCGTGATCGGGCTCAATCTGTCGAACATCACGGGTTCTGAACTCCCCGTCACCATCAACCTCATCAAGGCTGATACCTCATCCGTGCGCCTCGTTGGCGCTCTCCGCATCAATGGAGGGATGACGAACGACTTCGTTAGTGGTAAGAAGTTGGTCATGGAGGCGAATGAGCGGCTTCGCGTCATCTCTGCCGTTAGCTCGTCCTTCGACTGCGTTGTATCCGTTCTGGAAGGAGTCGACTGATGGCGGGGTTCCATACCGGCACCGATCTGGCCGACAAGACCTTCTATGGTTTCAAACTGATCCAAGCGACGGGCGATCTCAATGTGGACATCATCAACGATGGGTCTACGGTCAGCCTGCCTCAGACGGGCTACATCACTGGCCCGAACGAGTATGTGAACTGGGTTTGGTCAACTGACACTTATCAGTTCCGGTGGGGCAATAAGGGTCATCTGGAGATGGTGTTCGTATGACTACTGTCATTGATCTCGGCAAACTGCGGTTCTACTGGGCTGGCAACTACAGCGCTGCGACTGAGTATGAACTCAACGACGTGGTGAAGTACGGCGGTAACGCCTATGTCTACATCAACGTCGTAAAAACGACCGGGAACGCACCGACCAACGCGACCTACTGGGCGCTGATGGTTGAGGGCCTGAACTTCCTTGGAACGTGGAGCGCGGCTACGCAGTATCGCATTGGCGATGCCGTGGCCTATGGTTCGACTGTCTACATTGCCCTGACCGACAACCTCAACAAACAGCCTGACCTCTTCCCGGCAGACTGGTCGCAGTTCGTTGAGGGCATCCAGTGGGAGGGCAACTACAGCGCTGGCACGACCTATCAGGCGAATGACGTCGTCAAGTACGGCGGAAGCACGTTCATCGCCAAGCAGACCACAGTCGGGAATGATCCCACCAACACCACCTACTGGGATCAGTTCGTCACTGGCATCTCGCCCGAGGGCGCATACAACAACGCGACGGCGTATCAGCCCAACGATATCGTCTCGTATGGCGCGAACCTGTACCTCTGCATCGCGAACACCACCGGCAACCTTCCGACCAATGCAACCTACTGGTCTCTGTTCGTCTCCGCGTTCCAGAACCGCAATGCTTGGGCGACGGCCACGGTCTACTACCTGAACGACATCGTTCAGTACGGCGCCAACGCCTACACATGTCAGGTCGGGCACACGTCTGGAACCTTCGCCACCGATCTGGCCGCTGGTAAGTGGCAGATTTTCAACAGCGGTGTGCGCTGGGCTGGTGCTTGGGTCACCGCGTACGTCTATCTCGTCAATGACATCGTCAGGAACGCTGGTTCCTCCTACATCTGCTTGGTCGACCACACCTCTGGCACCTTCTCCACGGACCTCGCGGCTGGCAAGTGGCAGTTCATGGCGGGTGACGCGGTCATACCGTCCTATGGAGCCGGGGATGCTGGCTCTGCCCTGACGGTAGACGCGGCTGGGACATCGGTCATCTGGTCTCCCACCACGGCATCCACGAACGTCTTCTACGTCACGCCGACTGGCAACAACTCGAACACCGGCAAGACAATCGGCTTTGCCTTCGCCAACATCCAGAACGCTGTTGCTGCGGTCCCCGCTGGTCAGTCTGCCGTTATCTACGTCAAGAACGGCACCTATCAGGAGGCGCTGCTTCCCATCGTTGTTCCGCCCGGTGTGTCGATCATTGGCGACAGCCTGCGGAATACCTTCGTCACACCGGCTGCTGGACTTGCTGCTGACGGTGTCACGCCCAACAACCAAGCCACGATGTGGCGCCTCTCGAACGCATCGCTTCTTCACAAGATGTCGTTCAGTGGGATGACTGGATGGGTTCCCGGTGCCACCCCCGGAGACATCACGACGTCTACGCCCAAGGGCGTCTATGTCGCGCTGAACTCGGCATCGCCGATCACGACGAAGTCGCCCTATGTCATCGAGTGCTCCGCCTTCGGGTCTGGCGCAATCGGCGCACTGATCGACGGAAGCGTCCACGCATCCGGCTACAAGTCGGTTGTGTTCAGCAACTATACCTGCATCATGGACAACGGCGTCGGCATCTGGGCCAAGGATGGCGCACGGACTGAGGTCGTCTCCGTCTTCACCTACTACGCCTACTTCGGCTACGCCGCTTCTGGTGGCGGCATCATCCGCTCGTTGAACGGCAACAACTCCTACGGAACTTGGGGCTCAACATCGTTCGGATTCCTTGCCTCTGAGACGCCGCATACTGGCTCTCTGCATGGCGAGCAACTGACCGTCACCACAGACCCCATCACTGTGGGCTTTGCTGCTGGCAGCACCATCACTGGCCAGACCTCTGGAGCCACCGGTACGGTCACGAACCTCCAATCTTCTGCTGGGAAAATCTACTACATCAGCACATCGCCCGGCACTCCGTTCCAGAACAACGAAGTCATCAGCGACGGCACGAACACGTTGACCATCGCGCCCGCTGGTGTGTCGCAGCAGAAGGGCTTCCTGCTCGTCGCGGATGGTTTCTCTTCGGCCCCCCTTCCCGGTGCGAGCATCCAGATTGCTGGTGACTCAGGGGCCTACGTCATCCAGTCTGTGAGCGGCACCTACGTCAACTCCTCGAGCGTTCTGGCGATTGCTCTCGCTCAGGAGAAACTGACCGGCTCACCCGATAACGCCGCCCTGACGATCCGCTACAACTACAGCCAAGTTCGTCTGACAGGTCACGACTTCCTGAACATCGGCACTGGCGGTGTAACCACGACCAACTACCCGAACGCACCGACTCAGCCTCCCGCTCAGGGCAATGAGGTCAACGAGGCCCTGCCGGGTCGCGTCTACTACGTCTCGACTGACCAAGACGGCAACTTCCGCGTCGGTGAGTACTTCCGGGTCGATCAGGCCACCGGTACAGCCACGCTGAACGCGAACGCCTTCAACCTCTCCGGTCTCACCTCGCTGCGCCTTGGTTCCATCGGCGCGCAACTTGGAGAGACCATCAACGAGTTCTCATCTGACCCGACGCTGGGCGGAAACTCGAACTCCGCAGTCCCCACAGAGTTTGCCGTCAAGACCTATGTGGACAATAAGTACACATTCCGGCAGTATATCGACCTAGCGATGTAAGGAGCTACAAGATGACAACCGTCAAGTCCGTCATTGTCCCGACTGTAGGCACGACCCTTACATCGGCGTACACCAACACCACCGGCGCATCTGCGACACTGAAGGCTGTGAACGCAACTGGGATCGGCGATCCCGACGTCTGGACGGTTGACACCGGAACCGCTGATGAGTGGACGTACTTCGGCAGTCCGCTTGTCACGTTTGCCGGGCCAAACCCGGCTGCGAACGCTGGTAACACGCACCCCTTCCCGATCCAACTCTCTGCTGACCGCGTCCTTCTCCTCTGGACCCCGGCACACATGCACGCCGGTGGTGGAAACGACTACCTTGGCGGCACGGTCCTGCACACCCAGATCGTTGAGTACACTGGCACGAGGTATCGCGCTGGACCCATCGTCAACCTGCTTCTGCCTGATGCCGTCTTCAACTCACAGACGGTTGGTGTATGGACAACGCCGACCGGCATGGGCGCGACTGGTCAGTCCCTTCTGAAAGGCCTTGCCATCACCCCCACCAAGGTTGTGATTGCCTACCGCTCGTCCACCTTCTTCAAGCTCCTTCGCCTCAACATCAGCGGCAACTCGCTTGATCAGGCGAACGTCGTCAACTTTGACCTTTCCGGGGCCACGTCGTTCAACAGCACCACCGCATTCGCGTTCGATCTTGCGCTCGTTCGTGGTAGCACGACGCAGATTGTTGTTGGTGGCTCGAACGGTACCAACTGGTCCCTGCAATCGCTCAACGTTCCTGACAGCGGAGCCATTACGGTCGCCTCTGCGCTGTTCAATACCGCTCTTGCGCACACCACGTTCCACTTTGCAATCGCCCCGCTCAATGGCACTGCCGTTGGCACAACGACCACCTACGTTGTCGCAGCCAATACCAGCACCGGCGTAACTCTGTCGGTGCAGAACTTCTCCTATGACTCTGCGACGGTGACCTTCGCAGCCGTGGGATCGGCTGTAACGGTTACCAACACCAGCACACTTGGCATTGCTGCTCGCCCGCTTTCAACGGATGGCACGGCGAATGCCGTTGTCTGTTTCTTCGACACGGGGAATGCCCAGCAGTTGCGATTCCTTCGTCAGACGAACCTGACGCAGGCTCAGAACTCCGTGGTTACTGCCACCCTTCCGTCAAGCTCTGCCTCGCGGGCTCTCAGAGCATCGTTCAACTGGGGTACAGACAGGGCTGTCTTCGTTGGTACCATCAACGCGATTGTCGTCTTCGACAACGCTGGAACGGCAACCCCCCTTGTCACCGCGACAGACACAGCCACTACCACCATCACTCAGCCTATTTGGTATCCATTCAACTCGCGCCCCCTCTACACATACCACGATGACGGCGGCACCACTGTCGGCAAGCTATCACAGTTCATAGCTCGCACCGGCATGGCGACCTCCATCTCTGTCGGCGTGCCAAACCTTTATGGCAACTACCTCCCCTATGGACACAATTACGGTCAGGGCTGCGCTTGGTCATCCAAGGCTCAGTGCTGGTTCATGGCTCAGGGCGGAAAGCTCTATGCTCTCAGCAATGACGGTGTGGTTCTCAGTGAGATCGGCATCTACGATCTTTTGCCGGGCATTGGGAGTAGCTCCTATCTTCTCTCCATCAAGTCTGTCGATGTAGCGCCATCAGGAAAGGTCTTCTTCATCACCGACACGATGGGGACTGGCGCTAGTTATTACGGGCAGTACTGGGCTAGCGTGACTAACAGTTCCTATGGCTTTGCCATTGATGTGGTGTCTCAGCCAACCGACCTCGCCGGTGCCCTGCTGCTTTCGGCCACGAGCCTTAACTACCACGTCGCAGTGGACTTGACGTCGTACACGGACGCATCGGGTCTCGAGCGCGCTCTCGCTCTGTTTGTCAACGCATCGACCAACGCAAACATTGCCGCCGCCAGATTTGACGGCGGTTCTTGGAGCGCCCTTGGCAATACAAGCATATCCGTAGCCGCTCTGAACTCTGGCTTCCACTTTGGCGCCCGTCCCAACTTCGTCCTGATGCAGGACACGCCTGCAAATACGCTCT